CAGAACTCCATGGTTCTAACAGTGGATCATAGTCAATTAAATAGGTTGGGTCCCAATCATAAGAAGTGACTGATTCTGATAGGATGACCATTTTTTGATCTTGAGAGTACTCTGCTATCAATCTTAACCTGTTCCCCTCCAAAGACCAAGTCCATTCATAATCCAAAACATTATCAACAACATCTACATTCAGTTTCACATCAACATATATTGGAGTGTATTTTGAACTCCCAGCCCCACCCTGGATTCTGCCACTTGGAGACAACCAGTGGGTGTAATCATGAAACTCATCAGGGGGTTCCAGGCAAAAGCAATCCATAAGTTCTTTCAGATGGTAACCAAGGTTCCTGATGTCTCTAATTGCTTTAACAGTTATTAATGTACATTTTGTATGCATCATCTCAATCTTAACTGGAATCCCTAAGCAAACACCTCTCCATTCTCCATAACCTTTCCTATTCTTACCCCACCCATCTTGCCTAACAGTGAAGAAGCCCAAATTGCCTAAACACTCATTTCTGATGTATCTCATGACTTTGGTCTTGTTCTCAGTTTTAATCCAGTCACGAAAAGCTTTTAATTTTCTTGCTCTTTCTGGTACCTGAACCTTTTGTAGTAGCTTACTATTCAACAAGATTTCCATAGATTTTTTTGTCTTAATGGCATTAGAATACCAACTACTACATAAAGAAAATAACTTTGATCTTAATTCGTAAGAGCTATCTTCTGTGTCTAACATTGGAGTTACAATTTTGGTGTTTGCCCATAAGATTCTAGTCATGGACCCAAATATTGATGTGGACTTAGCAGAGGTGTCTAGCAAGGTTATGTGTCTGGGCTTTGAGCTGATTGATTCTAAGAAGTTCTTCATTTCAACTTCATTCATGTGTAGGATATCCCTAGTCTCAGATCTTTTATTCCTCAAAAATGGGTACTTGATCTTGTATTCAGCCCATGTCTTGCTAAGCTGCCGGCTTGATAATGGTAGCTTTCCTAATCCCATCCAGTATTTCTTACACAGATCTATTAATGGAATGTCATCTAACCCTTTCTCGAATACTAAGATTTTTTGCTTACTCCTAGTTTTGAACTCTGCTGGCACCAGGACAGAATCTTTCTCTAGGTGTTCAATGTATGATAGGATTTCCTGATATTCAATATGATGGACAAAAGCTTGGGGCATGGGGGGTTTTTTTAAGTTCTCTCTGTCTTGAGAGGATTTAACTAGTGCTTTAAACAGACTCATCTTCTCTGCCTCCCCATCTTTGTATACAGTTACACAAGGCCTAGAAATCATGTAAGCAGACGCACTCATCATACGTGCTGCTGCAGAGAACTTGCTTAAGGACTCTTTAACACCAGGCTCAAACAGCTTGAGATAGACAGAGTACTTTGAGAACTTCCATCCTGGTAAAGGTTTATATATTAGGTACGGATTATCATCTACCTCTTGCATGATTTCTTTAAGTTGTGGAATGCTCATTCTGCCTACTAGGCTGTTCCACACTTTTAATGATCCAAACTTTATCCTGGTTGATCTCAAACTTTTACCAATACTAACATCCTTTAACTCTTGATTGTATTCCTCTAATTCTGTGTTGTGTAGTGACCCATATTCCAAACCAGCCCCATAGGATGTATCTTTAAAGATCTTAAATATTGAGAAGTCCACACCTGTTAATCCTGCAGCAAAATCAGAATCTAATGGGAACAGTCCTAGTGCAGGGTCTTTCAGTTCCCAAATCAAATGTGAAACTTGGATTGCTAGTGGAGATGTGTGTAGACCTATAAGCATGTAGTGTAGCCAAGCCTGACAAATCTGAATGACTGCCACCTCTAAAGTCTTTCCTCCTCCCTCTAACACTTGAGAAGCAGTTCCATAGTTTTGGTTATATCTATCTATGAATCTCTCTGTTATGCTGCTATCCATACAAGCTGACACCCATCTGAAAGTTGGCTTGAGTACAGTTGATCTTTGTATCCATTCAGAATTATACTCAACTAGATCTAAGGTCCCAATTGATGATTTTGCTCTGCTATTGTTTATTGAAAAGTGAATCCCCACTCTTTCTTTCCAGTGAAGCATGGTGGTCAACAATCTCAGTTTGGCTTTTGACACATGTCCAGGAATTGATATCACTTGAGCTGAATCATCACTCCCTTGAATAATTGTAACTAAACACTTTAGTCCTTTCCGCTCTAAATATCTCATAACAATCATCATCATGACCACCTGTAAAACTGCATGAACAAGAGAGCTTAAATAGTGTAGAATCCCTTGCATCATGCCAGATTTGACTATGATTTTATTATTTCTAGCATTGGGGAAAATTCCAGAACCAGTTAAAAATTCATCCCTCATTCTAATATAGATCTTGTTAGACTGAACATCTTTGTTGTGAACAAAATTTGCAGCAAATTGAATTGGGAATGATATCCTTTTGTATTGCCACAACCGTAAAACTCTCAGAACCACTGGAACCATCTCATCTGGTACTAAATTAGCTAGTATTGCAGCAAATTTAGAGCAGTGGTTCCTTTGACACCACTTTGTGGCATCTGCTGACTTCCCAAGAGTGACAAATTTGGAGCCTAAGTGGTCAGTGGCCCTAATATAATGTTTCCTCATAAAACTGTCCTTCTCTGATGGGTGAGTTAAGGAGTCTGATGGTATTAGTCTACACAGGGTTTTAGCCATACACTCTATGGTGTATTGACAAATTCTTGCAGTAATATGTAAAACATGTATCTCTCTGTCCCCTCCATGTTGTGGCTTGGGAAAGATATCAGAGTCAAAGTAGCCTGTAGTTTCTAGCTTATTCAGGCAGTAACTTAGTAGTCTTATAGGGTGATCTATCTCCAAACCAGTGTCTTCTTCATAGCTAGAGACTATGTTAACTAGAGCCTCAAGTACTTTGGGTCTAGATTCAGCCTCATTAGGGTTAGCCTTTACTAATTTATCCATTGCCATTTTGGTTGTGGTGCAATCATCTAGGTCAGGGATGATGATGGTTTCATTGTATGATCTGGAAGATGCCTTCAGAGTGGCCAACTCGGGGAAGGTGGTTCTAGCTAAGGATCTGAGGATTTCTGTTCTTATGACAGATTTATAGTCCTCTCCAAGAGTTTTCTTAAGGTAATCCTTAAACATGTGTAAAAAAACCTTTATAACAATTGGATTAGACACGTGTACACCTGGTTCTAAGGTCTTCTGGAAAGTGTTAACAACCTTATCTCTGAATCTGTATTCTTCTGCAACAATTTTCTTCATGATTTTAAAGTTCCTATCACTACCTCGTCCCCTTTCCTTTGAGACAACATACCCAAAGTAAAACTCATTTATCTTCTGCTTTAGTGTTATTTGGCCAGAACAGAATAAACTAAGAATCCCTTTGTATTCCATGGATGAATCTGTGATCTTGTCAACAGTCATCTTAAAGATTTTGTTGTTATTATAGATTCGGATGTGATCCAAGGTTTTTGTTGTGAAATAGCAAGTTAATCTTGATCGTAGTACTTCAGGTAATCTCTCAACAAACCTATATGGATTAGGATCCAGTTCTTCTAAAACTCCCATAGTCAAGTATCTCTGAGCTGTGATCAACTCCTCCACATCTGTTTTGTTGTTGAGATATAGCAACAAGATATGATTAAATGTTGTTGTTATGTCAGTATTCAACAAACTGACTGAGTCCAAAGGCTGCTCAAAGTGAGATACTAAGTGGCAGATTAGAGAACACAAGTATGGACCTGCCTTAACAAAATGCTCTATTGTAGGTTCATTATATGAGCAGAATTCAGTAAAAATGTAATTATTTGATTCAAACAGCCTTGGACCAATTCTGCCAGTTTCTATGATCTTAGACCCATTTTTTGGAAAGGCGTAAGACACAAACACATGTGATCCAGTACTCCTTATAATCATGTGCACCCCA